TGTAGTCTTGAACTTGAAGAGTTTAAAAGAGCTGCAGGTAAAGCTATTGGTGGAATAAGGGGACAGGTTATATCAGCAGGTACACGTTTTTTAGAACCTGTTAATATAGCTGCTGGTATAATCAAAGGAAAAGATGGTAGACCTATAGATAGGTTTCAAGGTGATAAATTTACTAATGATGCTTTTCGTTATATTGATAATATTTTACCAGCTTTTAATGGAGAAAGGCCAGTGCTACAACAAGCTGCTAAAGGAGAGGCAGATGCTACTTCAACTAAAGTTATGGGCATCAGGCCTATTAGACTAACTCAAACTGAACGTGTAATGAACATGTTAAGCTTAGATACCTTTGGTATTAATGCAGCTAGAAAGATTAGAAGTCAAGCTCCTGAAGCAGCTAATGAATACAATAGAATTTTATTTGATGTTATTGAATCTAAGTCTAAAGCTCTCATGGATAACAAGGGTTTTAAAAAAGCTAAAACTGATGATCAAAGGATTATTTGGAATAAAATTCTAAAAAATTCTCAAGAAGCTGCAAGGCAGTTTATTAAATTGCAGTTTAGTGATATAGGTGATACTGTAGCTCAACAGTATAATATAACTAGAAAATACAGTAGAAAAAATATAGATAATGCTAGGGAAGAATTAAATTTATCTGAAGATATAGATGAATTAAATAGATCACAAATAATAATGATTCAAGAGTACCTTAAAGCTAAAGATACTCTTGATACAATTCGTACTAATAAAATTATGACGGGTGACTAGTTACCCTCTTCTAACATAAAGTCAGCCCATTCATACGCCTCACGTTTTAAATCACCCTTATGCATAGGACTAGGTGATCTTGATAATAAAGCAGCCATCGCTTGACCAGCCAGATATCTACGAGATGTCAACGGCTTGGCCTTGAGCGGTGGCTTTACTTTTTTCTGGGAATACTTCTTAGCTTCCTCTTCAAGACTGTTTAGTTTTTTTGTTTTGTTCATATGCCTTTACCCTTTCAAGGTTTAAGAAGTAGGCTTTGTTAAAGCCCATCTCCCATTCCCTGTTATCTTTAGTCTGGGCTTGATAAGGATTACCAAGTTTGCCAGTCTTGAATGCTTGTCTACCTTGTTCGTAAGGTTTCACTGATGTTTCTCCTTCATTGTTTCTAGCATTTTGTTTAGATACCATTGTGCTTTCTTCATATCCTCAACAGGATCAGTCTTGTATTTGTGCCTGTGTTGATACTTGATCATGTTACCGTGGCAATAAGCAATAAAGCCATCAGTACCAAGAACTTGTTTGATATAGTCAATGCACTCAATGCCACCACTAAGGTTGTAATGAGCAGGTTTATTTACAGGATCATAGGAGTCAATGTCCTCAAACAAGTCTTCTAGGTCAAAGGTTGTTTCTCCAGTGAGTGTGATAGTGTCCATAGTAGTGTCTTCAATCATAAATTAACTCCAAATGTATAGTTATCATAGATATAGGAATGGGGTAGTATTGTTGTTAAGTCTCCTCTGCCTGGTCTTGAGTGTAGGCCAAACTCACCTCTATAAAAACTTGTGCATCTTTTACGCAAGTCTTCTATTATATTTTCTGGTTTAATAAGTAGAAAAGTATCTCTAATCTTAACAGCAATAAATCTATCAATACCGTTAGGAACTCCCCAACCTTTCTTCGACTTTCCATTAGGAGGACGTTTTACTGTTTTAAGCTCCCACCAAACTGTATCATCTACATCACCATGTCTATAAAGACGTTTAGATGCTTTTACATCTACCTTACCTAACTCACGATCTAAGACATCCCAATGCTCGTGGATATCTTCATTTCTATTTGACCTTCTAATAAAGTTATCACCTCTCATTATTATAAACATATTCTCAGCTTCTTTACCTTCTTGCCACGAACCCATATTAAGCTCCTATATCTACGATTTCACATACATCACCAGAGCAAGCTATGGTCTGACTACCTGCGGTGTTGTCCTCTTCTTCATAACTGGAAAGTTTAGTCCAGTCAATAGCTTTTGGCATAAGAGATAATAAATTACTATAGTCACTCTTGCCCACCTCTTGATAAGGTGCTTGTTGATAAGTATGCTCATTGTAAGGTAAGAATGATACACCACTCATCTCGTCAAAGTGCTCATAAACAAAAGCACCTACAGAAAACCATTCATCTTTCTTTACATTAACCGTAATACTTGGCTTATGCTCACACCATGCTCGTTGATATGCCAACCAAGTCTTTAGCTGTTCAATAGCAGACAGGTCAGAAGTAACGACAGCATTATCAGGTGACTTAACAGGGAAGCTAAACACTGTAGTAGCATCAGGCTTCATTACATCAGGCTCACTAGGTACACCTTGGTCTTTCATAAACTGTGTCAAGGGGTCTTTGTTGTCACCTCTGACGGTTCTAATATAATAGTTTGAATGTCGTGCATGGATTCCAGAGGCTGAGTCAACAAGTTGGGAGACTGTACCTGATGGTTTGACACAGGTAATTGCAGCAGAGGTAGGAATACCCAAGCGGTTAGCCCACAAATGATTAGTATCAACAGCAAGTTTACGTAAGTGTTCAAGGGTTTCCTCCAATCCTTTGTTAGCAGTGGTCATAAGAGGGTTATCCATTATCCCTGTGAGAGACACACCGAGCAGTCGTTCTTCTTCTGTATTACGCTGCCACACCTTTCGCAAGTATGGAAACTTTGTGTAGGTGGACTGGATAGTTCCCAGAATTGTTGCCAGATGGACTTTTTTGCTAAGACTTTGTATATCATCTGTAGCACGTACAACAACCTCTGTAAGATTGCAGAACTGATAAGGACGCAATATAATTTCACTGCAAGGATTAGTTCCAAACTCATAGTCACTATCCCTACGCCCATACTTCGCAGCTTGCTTCTTGCTTGCTTCACGATTGAATATACCACGTTCCCCACTCCCTGACTCCACTAGTGCCATCCACTCACGCATAAAAGATATGGCATCTGGTTTCTCTGTATAGCTAACAGAGTTATTAGCCAATGCACGTTGAGGATCATTGTCCCACCATGCACCTGACTTAGCATGACGCATACGGTCATCACTTAGATTAGATAAGGATATCATAGCTGAACGTCTGACACCACCTACTACAACTACCTCACCAATCTTACACATAAGATCGTGACACTCAAGAGAGGAAAGCTTACGTCCTTGTGAGTTCTTAAAGATAGTGACTGCGAAGTTGAATAGGTCAACCAAAGGTGCAGGACCACTAGCTCTACCACCAAAGGTTTTAAGTCTTGCACCAGCAGGACGTACCCTTGAGATATCCCACTGAGGTATCTCACCAGCCCAAAGGAGAGCAAGTACTTGTCTGAACGCCTTAGCCCAACCCTCTTTACTATCTTTCACAACAACGGTAGTCTCACTGTAGAACAACTCAGGAACTTCAGGGAGTTTGCTGATAAACTGTCTCTCAACACTGAACCCAACACCAGTACCACACAAGAGGATGAACATAGCCTCATCGAAGGACTTAGGGTCATCTACGGGTAGATAGCTGCAGTTGTAGCCAGCAGTGTTGTCACGTTCTAGTGCAGGGCCAGCAGTCATCATGGCCCTCATACTAGGCATGACTTCTAAGTTAAGTATAGAAAACATAATATCATCTCTAGTGGTATCATCAATCTTGTGACCAACTACATTATCCATGTATCGGTCTACTGTTTCACTCCAGCCTTCTCTTCGTCCTTCATCTTCTAACCACCTAGCATAACGTGAGGTGTGTATAAAAGATTGATAGTCTGTTGGTAAATAATTGCTCATCATCTATTGTCACCATTTCCTTGTAGCGTATTATTTTGTTTACGTTTAGCTAACTTAGCAAGATTGTCTGCTGCTATGTCACCCATATTTAAGCCAAGGTCTCTGCATACTGCAGCAATGTACCACAGGCAATCTCCTAGCTCACTACCTATACCTTCCTTGTCTAACTTACCATCCCTAACAATTTTCTTTACCTTGTTTGCTACCTCACCTGCCTCACCAGCAAGACCTAGCGTAGGGTAAAGTATTTGTACAGAAGCAGGATAAATAGCTGTAGTAGCTGCTGCATTTTGATACTCTATAAGAGTTAAATCAGGCCTATTATAAAACTCAAAGGCATCTATATCATCTTGACTAATCATCTTTTGTATCACCCTCTAATAATCTTTTAAGGTCATGGGACTTAGCTTTCTGAACAGCATTAACGCACTGTATCATGTGCTCTAGTAAAGCTATTGTACTTGTACCAGTATTAAGCACATCAACTATACTATTCTGTTCATCTGTCAAGTCTTTACGGTCATATTGTTTATCATCTAGTGTTACCTTAGTCATTTTTTATTACCTCGCATTCAGTTACAATTATATCATCTATATCATAAAGAGCAAGTGTTATAAGCTCTTTTATTACATCACAATTATTTCCAGAGACCTCTAGAAAGTTAGCATCTTTATCTACTTCGATTGTTATATTTAATTCATAAGCCATTCCGAAACCATTAGTTATACCTTTCTTTACTCATTAGTCAAGTCTTTATATCATTTGATTTTTGTAGTTCTCATCTATCTCAAGTGGTTCTATATTTTTAGAAAAGTATTTCTTCCACTCGTAGATATCATCCATGTCTTCAAACCAAAAGTTTACTTCTTCTATTTTACCATCTAGTTCTATCTTGCAGACTACAAAATATTCTGAGCCATCTGGATACT